TACAACTTCTTCATATGTTTTGGGTCTCTGAATCATTAGCAATGGTCTTTTAATCAGAATTTCTGTTATTTGCTCTTGATTCAATATGCTATTTTCTTTTATTCTATTGTGTTGCTTAATTGGCCCAATTGCTGCTTCAATTCTCATAAGCCCACCCAATACCGTATCACCATCCTCAAATTCAGCCATAGTTTCAATAACTCCTCCCTTTATTATTTTGTGTGAAGACGAGAATAATTTCTTTTCAGAATCATTCATAGTCACCCACTCCTGTTTAAACAGCCTATAATTGTAATAATCAGGGCCAAATATCACCATTAGTGATGGGTTGAACAAAGGATAATATCCCAAATGATAAGGCATTTTATTAATTCCCAACTTCCTGAGATCATTTTGTCCCCCAGGGTTAGTATGGTAAATTGATTCTGCATATTTTTTATTTAAAATATGAGATAAATAATACAGATCCAAGCCACCACCATTTTCCACTATCTGTCTAGATGAGCTATAACATTCTTTCACAAGTCTAAAAAAACTATCAGTGTTGGGTGGGTGTACAGAAGATATGGCAAATTTCATTAATGTGGGTATAAATGTCATGTTACCTATGAACAAAGAGTTAAACTCTCCAATCAATGGATTTATACTGGACTTGACGACTGAAGTTCGACAATTAAATAGATATTCTGATAATTGTTGACATTTCAGAAATGCAGTCAATTTAGCCATTATAAATGATGCTTTGCCACTTGTCTTAATCAATTCTGGACAGAAAATTGTGTAAGAATCATCTGATGATAATAAATCCTCGTGATCATTGGGATCCCAATCATGCCTCTTACACAATTTTGAATACAATTTATCTCGAAATGCAATCATTGAAAGATGTAATAGTGAAGAAGTGAAGTGCAATATGCCTTGTCCCATATTAGATTCATTGAACATCTTCAGAGATCTGTCCTCCATAAATTTATTCTTCAACTGTTGTAATTGTGGAAAATTATGCTTCTTATCCTGATGTAAATACCAGGCTTTAACCAATCTATCTGGCAACAAGCAAAATTTATTTTGGTGTCTAACTAATAAGTCAATAATAAAGTACAAAAAACCTCCTAGTTGTTTCTTGAAAGGTGAGAACAGATAAAGAAACTGTATTGGAACAAAACTAGGGCCCCATTTTGATTTATCAAAAGTCAGGTGAATGGGTGCTCTATTGCCTTCATATTTCTTTGAGGTGTAAAGTGCTGATTTTATGCTTTCATTCTTGACTGACCCATGAGTCAAAACCTCTCTCTTATCTAGTTTACACAAGTTTCTTGACAGTGTCTCAAGAATATTTATCCTAATTCTCACAGACATTGGTAAGATTAGAATTTCTCTAACTCCACCGATTTGATTCTTTTTGAAGATGTGAAAATATGTTTCCTCTCTCTTGAATTGATCCATCACATCAAAAGAACACATCAATCCCAGTCTCTCTAGATCTAGCACTTGCTCCATGCATCTTGATCTAGAATTTTGTCTAGTCTTCATTGGGTCATAAAACTCCTGATCAAACTTAGCACTTGATTTATATGTAGCATACTCATCCAAAGTCTTGTTGATATTTTTCTTCAGTGCACATTCTGTGACTTTTGTTGCGGCTGGATCATCATTATGAATTCTTAAGAGTTTTGCACCAATAGTTATGGCCTTCCTAGAGAACATATGATTCTTTTTCTCTTTAAGTATAGTATCCATAAATTCAACATCTGTTTGATCCAATCTGTAACCTAAATGATTTCCTTTTGTTTTGACACTTTGGAAGTTTGACTCTCCCTCTAGAATTTTATCTAGAATCTGGAAGCTAGCA